TTACTAAGAAGTAAAACAATAAAAAGTGTGGCTGAAATAAATGATATAAAAGCAGTAAGAGAAAAATTAAATTCTATGATGTATGAGGTTATGAAAAAATGATAAATTATTGTGATAGTTGTGGAAATTGCAGTAAATGTGGTAATTGTTGTAGTGTTTTAATTCCTATTACTAGAAAAGAAGAAAAAAGAATTAGAGGGTATATTAAAGAGAATAATATTGAACCTGAATATTTCCAAAATGGCGAAAATATAAATCTACAATGTTGCTTTTATGATAGAAATAATAGGAAATGTAAAATTTATGAAGTCAGACCAAAAATATGTAGGAGTTTTAGATGTAATAGAAATGAATCTGAATTAGAAAAAGAAAAGATAGAAAACCATAAAAGAGCATATTGGAATAATATTACTAATGATATAGAAAGTCATTTAACTGATATGAGATTACTATTCTATGATGACCCTAGAAGTTTAATAGCAAATATTATTTATAAACTTACTGATGGAACAATGGAATGTAATGAAAAACAATTTGAAATAATGAAAGAATATTTAAAAAAATGTGGACAAGCAGAGTTAGCTAAATGCTTAATACCAACATTTGAGGAAGAAAAATGATAGAAGACACTTGTAAAATAGATAAAATATTACCACTAATATTTAGGTTAGATAAGGATACTTTATATGATGTGAAAATAATAAAACATAGAAATAAAAGAAGTAATAATGCAAATTCTTATTTGTGGGAACTATGTACACAAATAGGAAATAAAGTAAACTTATCAAAGAACGAAGTATATCTACAAATGTTAAAAGATTATGGTCAATCTATGTTGATACCAGTACCTAAAGGAGAAATGCCTAGTAGAATAACTAAATATTATGAATTTGAATGTAGTAGCCGATTAAATGGTAAAGATGCAGACTGGTATAAATGTTATGTAGGTAGTAGCGAGTATGACACTTATGAAATGAATGTATTACTAAATGGAGTAGTCCAAGAAGCAAAGAACCTAGGAATAAAAACAAAAGAAGATTTAGAAATAGAAAGATTAATAAAGGAGTGGCAAAAAAATGCCAGATGATTTATTAGAGAAAGAATCAATAAAAGAAATGAAACCATACGAAAAAGAAATGGAAAAAACAAGAAGAGAAAGAAATAGATTTGCTGGTGAAATAAAAATCCTGATAAAAGAAGTACAAAAGAGAGAAAGAATATTAGAAACTACAGAAGCTTATTTAGTGCAAAGAATAGAAAAATTAAAAGAATCTGGTGTTAGTAAAACTGCAGTTTATGAATTAGAAATATTATTAAATGGTTTAAAAGAAGAAAGAAGTGCAATACATAATTGTTGCGCAAAAAGAAGGAGTTAATGAAATGATAGAATTTTTAATGGCTAAGTGGGTTGAGGTTATCGCAGTAATATTATTAATGGGTTGTTTATTAATATTTGCATTTGTAGGAATGTGTGCAAGAGATTTAATAGAAAAATATGATGAAGAACAAAGAGCAAAAGAATTAAGTAAAAAAGAAAAGGCAGAATTAAAAAAAGATGATGCCTGAATTACCAAAGGAGGATAAATGAAAGTAATAAAATGTTGGAAATGGAAAAATACAATTATAGATTTTAATGCCATTAGTGATGAAAAAATTGATTGTAATAGTTGGTACACAAAAAAAGATTGGATATTTCAATATTTAGGTTGTCCTGATGAAAGAATACATGAATGGTATAATGGTGGCTTTTCCTGTGAATATAATACTGCTTTAAAATATGCCAAAGAACTTGGATTAGTAGAAGATTATATAGATTATGAAGATGAAATATATACATTAAAACATAACTGGAATGAGTTAAAGAAGTGGTTAGAAGAATATTATGATTATGGCGATTGTTTAAAGATTAAATTTATATTAAATAAAATGCAAGAACTAGAAGAGGGAGGGAATAATGACTGCTAAAGAGATGTTTGAAGAGTTAGGATATGAATTGATAGAAGATAGTAAACCATATTTAAGATATGCTGATTATTTTAATAAAGAACACAAATATATGGGTGGTGAAATGATAGATTTTGATAAGAAAAACAGAAGGTTTAGACTTACAAGAAAAAGTTGTCAAGGTAATACTCATTTTAAATATGGAACTTTAGAAGAATTAAAAGCCATAAATAAACAAATAGAGGAGTTACATTGGAATGAATGAAATATGGAAGCCGATTAAAGGCTATGAAGATAAATATGAAGTTAGTAATTTAGGTAGAGTAAAATCATTGCAGAGATGGAGTGGAACAAAATATTATAATAGAGAAAAATTATTAAGTTTATGTACTAATAAAAAGAATGGTTACGTGTATGTTTATTTAATGAAAAATAATAAAGCTAAAAATGTAAGAGTTCATAAACTAGTAGCGGAAATGTTTATTCCAAATCCTAACAATCTACCAGAAATTAATCATATAGATTGCGATAGAAAAAATAATAATGTAAACAATTTAGAATGGTGTACTAGAAGTTACAATATAAAATATTCATTCGAGAAAGGAAATGCTAAAAGTAATTTGAAAGGGTGGAATAATGAATAAAGAATATAAAATAACCGAATTATTTGGTAGTTATCAGTTAGAAATAGACAATAACAAATTATTCTATGATGTAGATAAAGACATAGCAAACATTATTCAAACATTACAACAAGAAAACGAAAAACTAAACCATTACAAACTACTATATCAGAAAGTAAAGGATCGTAATGATAAGGCTATTAAAATGATAGAACAAGATGAATTACATTTATATTCTACCGATAGCAACGAAGTATTTGAAGCAGGTGTAGAAGAATTATTAGAAATATTAAAAGGTAACAATGAGGAGTAGATATGTTAAAGATAGTAGATAATGTAGATTTAAAAGAATTAGAGAAGTATGGAATTACTTATATAAACAACGAAACATTTAAAAGTATTCATTATAATAGAGCGTTTTGGTTTAGAGAAGATAAAACTATAACTTGTGGAGAAATCATATTATCGAGTGATTTAGATGTTTTATACGACTTAATAAAAGATGGACTAGTAGAAAAGGTAGGTGAATAATGGAAGAAAAATTATTACAAATAATACAGAGATACGGAGTTAATCATCAGTTAAGAAAATTTAATGAAGAAGCATTCGAATTAGAAGAAGCAATAATTTATGAAAGAGCAACAAGTAACTATGGTGACGAAAAAAATGATTATAAATGTATCAAACATATAACAGAAGAAATAGCAGATTGTTTAGTTATGCTGAATCAATTTGTAGAACATTACGAAATACAAGAAAGTGATATTTATATGATTATGGAACAAAAGATAGATAGGCAACTGGAACGTATGAAGGAGGAATAATGAAAATAACAATATATGAATTATTAGGATTAATTAAAGATGGTAAAGCACCAAAAAAGATAAAAATAGATGAAACTATATTTGAAAGAACAAGCAGTTCAGATATAACACAAATGTACAATTATTGGAATCGTGGTTATAATCATTTTTGGTTAACAACATACACTATTTTATTAGATGACGAAGTAGAAATACTAGATGAAGAAGATGAGTTTATAGATATTGAAGAAATAGAATATAAACCAAGAAAAGTACAAAATGCAATTAATGATTTAATCAAAAACCAAAAGAAGATAATAAATAAATTAAAGGAAGAAGGTAAGTAGAATGGCACATGGAGATTATAATTGTTGTGCAATTTGTGATTCAAAAATGGATTACAATGCTTATGAAGCAAGGACAAAAGAGGAAATATGTGAAGAATGTTTAGATAAATGCAAAGAATTTAATCTAAATATAAAAAACATTGATGGCTTTAGAGAATATATTAAAAATGCTAGTTATACAGAATTAAAAGAAATCTTAATAAAACTTGATTATGAATTTTGTTGGTATAAAAATGATTTAGATAAAGATATTGCATACAGATTTTTACCACGTATATCTTTTAAAGAATATATTAGTAGAATTGAAAAAAATTAGGGCAAAATTGGTTGAAGAAAGGATGATAAATGTATATAGAGTATCATAATTTATTAAAAAAATATAAAAATGCAGAAAGTGATTATTACGATGCGTTAGATAAAAAATCAAAATTACTATACATTGTAACACCGCATGGAACAGAAGCAAAACCAATAGTAAATCATTTAACTAATCTATCTCCTGATGAAAAATTCAATAGATATACAAGAGAGATAGAAGAAATTGATTTATTAATAAACTCAACTAGAAATAATAAAGATGTATTAGAATATGAATTAAAGAAAAAAGAAATAGAATTAAGAAAAAGTAATGAAGTTCACGATAGAGTATATGTGTTTAAGTGGCTTGAACATAAGAAAGTAAGAGAATTTTATAAATTAATAAATTACAGTATGCCACAAACATATAGGTTTATTGATGAAATAAAAGAAAAAATTTATAAAAAAAGTAAAGATGAGAAAAAATGAGAAAAAAATAGGTTTATAATGTAAACTGAGATAAATATAAAATCTCATGTATTTCAAAGTTAATTCAAAAAACTATCTACATTAGTAGGTAGTGTACTGATGATATGAAAAGTTGGATAGTAGTATTGCTGTCTATATATCATTAGTACAGTACTTACTAAATCGTAAAGTTGATGTTCTCATAGACATCACCTCCTTTCAGAGACTATAAAGTCTCTTTTATTATGAATTAAAAAGGGTTGATAGAATGAATTGGGAAAAATGCCAACGTAATCCTATATGTAAGACATGTAGTGATTATAAATTTTGCAAAGATGAAATAGAAGAAAAGAGAAAGAAAGATAAGAGGAAGAAACGAAAGAAGAGAAAGTAGGTGATAAGATGAATTTAGATAAAGTTATCAGAATGAAACTATTAACTTTAAGTACTAAATATGAAATATCACTTATAGAAATTCAAAAACCAAAGGACAACAAAATTAAAAGAGTGTTTAATTTCAATTATAGATTGGTAGATACTCCAAAAATAGATAATGTGTGTATTACATTTTATAATAAGAGAGAATTAGTGAGCTGGTTATTATGCCTAGAATAAAATTGACTGATGAGCAAAAGAAAAAGATATTAGCAGATTATGTTATAAATCAAAATTATTCTGAAACTGCCAGACTTAACAATGTTACTGATACGACAGTAAGAACTTTAGTAAAAAAAGATAGTGAAACTTTGAAAAAAGTTGAAGAAAAAAAAGAAGAAAATACTAAAGACATACTAGAGTATATGGATACAATAACTGACAAGCAGAAAAAGATAATTGATTTGTCATTGGAAGCATTAGAAAAAAAACTTGAAAATCCTGATATGTTTACAAATGTTAAAGATATTGCAACCGTGTATGGTGTAATATTTGATAAAGCAATAAAATCTAAAGAAATGAAGTTAAGACAGGCTGAGTTACAAAAAACTAGAAATGACATAGAAGATTTAACAACACTTGCTGAAATGTTAGGATTCAATAAGGAGAATAATAATGCAAACAATTAAGTGGCTACCATTCAGTCAAAAGCATATTGATTATATATTAGCAAGTAAAGATAACAAAGCAAATGTAGCAGAAGGAGCAGTAAGAGCAGGTAAAACAATAGATAATTGTATAATGTTTGCTCTTAACCTAGAATATACCCCTGATAAAATACATTTAGCTAGTGGAAGTACATTGCCAAATGCTAAATTAAATATAGGTGAATGTAATGGATTCGGCCTAGAACATCTATTTAAAGGTAGGTGCAGATGGGGAAAATTCAAAGATAATGAAGCATTATATGTACAGACTAAAACTGGCGAGAAGATAGTAATATTTGCCGGTGGTGGTAAAGCAGATAGCTATAAGAAAATATTAGGTAATTCATACGGATTATGGATTGCAACTGAAATAAATGAACATTATGATTGTGACAATTCAAAAGAGTCGTTTATCAAAGTAGCATTTGCTAGACAATTAGCTAGTAAAAACCCTAAATGGTTTTGGGATTTAAACCCAGGTAATCCATTAGATACTATATATACTGATTATCTAGACCTATGGGAAAAGCAAGGACTAGTAGGAGGATATAACTATAATCATTTTACTATATACGATAACAATGCTATCACAGAAGAAAGAAAAAAAGAAATAATAAGCCAATATGATGAGGCAAGTATATGGTACCAAAGAGATATACTGGGTCGTAGAGTAGTAGCAGAAGGACTTATCTACCAAGAATTCAAAGATTACCATATTATTAAAATGCAAGATTGGAATGTGGTTGATACAAATGGTAACTATACAAATGAATTAAGAAGGTCTCTAAAGTTCATAACAATAGGAGTGGACTTCGGTGGAAATATATCAGCGCATAGTTTCAATGCAACAGGTTATACACATAACTTCAGAAAGTTCGGGACTATAAAACATAAAAGAATAGCAAAAAGAATAGATGACAAGGAACTAACAGAACAATTTGTTAGTTTTATTTTAGAGTTAAAAGAAGAATATCCAACGATAAACATTGTTGATATTAGATGTGATAGTGCAGAACAGACATTAATTGCAGGATTTCAAAGAGCGTTAAGAGAAAAAAATATAGGAATACCAATAAACAATGCAATAAAAGGACCAATACTAAATAGAATTAGGTTCTATTGCAAGATGTTTAGTACAAACAAATACTTTGTCCTAGAATGTTGTAACGATCTGATTATGGCATACAGAACAGCAATATGGGAAAAGGATAAAAATGATGTAAGACTAGATGATGGAAAACAAGATATCGATAGTCTAGATGCTCAAGAATATTCAACAGAGCCTTACATGAATGTATTAGTACAGATTAACTAGAAAAGGAGTGAAAAGATGGAGAAGATAGTAACTAGTTTTCTTAAAGAATTAGGATATGAAAATAATGTAATAGATGAAGAACAAGAGAAAAGAGTTAATAACTGGTTAGAATGGTTTGGTGGAAAGACTAAACAACATGATTACACAATATACAATGGTAAGAAGCTATGCAATAGAACATATAAATCATTGAATATTGCAAGTCAATCTTGTGGAGATTTATCAGATTTCTTCTTTAATGAAAAGTTAGATATAACAATAGATAAAGAGGATGTGCAAGAAAAGATAAAAGAATGTCTAGAACAAAATAATTTTCTAGCAAATTCAAACAAACTAATGCAATTAGTAAAAGCATTGGGAACCGGTGCATATGTATCATATTTAGAAGATAAAGTATTAAAGATAAATTACATTAATGCTACTAATATAGTGATATTAGAGGCAGATAAAGACGGCGTCCAAGATGTGTTGTTTTGGAGTAAAAGAAAAGTATTAAATGGAACAGAATTTTACATTAATGCACATATTCTAGGGAAAAAAGGCTATGTAATACACAATAGAAAGTATTTACAGAAAAAAGATAGCAACGATTATACAGAAGTAGAATTAGATGAAAATATAAAAAAAATAGAAACAAAATCATTTGTTCCTAAATTCTCTATGTTATTTACACCAGAAGTAAATAATTTAGATATAAATAGTCCTTATGGAATTAGTTGTTATGCTAATGCGTTAGATACAATTATAGCATTGGATAGAGCATACGATAGTTTTGATAACGAGATTGCAATGGGAAGAAAGAGAGTGTATGTTCCTACTAATGCGATACAATTCAATATAACAGAAAATGGTGACTCAGTACCGGCATTTGATGAAAATGATGTTGTTTTTTATGCTTATCCTGGTAAAGAAAATGATAAATTAGTAGAATCTAGTTTTGATTTAAGAATAGAACAATTAACACAAGCAATACAAGGACAATTAAATCTATATACATCTAAAGTAGGATTAGGACATAACTATTATAAATTTAAAGATGGACAGGCTTATGTTAATACAGATAATATATTAAGTTCTAATAGTGATGTTTATAGAAAGATAAAGAAACAAGAAAATATAATTACAAAAGCAATAACTCAGTTAATCTATGGTATAGCAGAATTAATAGGAATAAAAGAAGATTTCAATGTGTCAGTATTTTATGATGATACTATCATTGAAGACATGGAAAAGACACGATTACAAGCACAATCTGAATATAACAATAAGCTAATAAGCAAAGCACAGTATTATAGAGATGTTTATAAATTAAAAGAAAAAGAAGCACTAAAATTTGCTAAAAAGATGAATAAAGAGATAAAAACTCAAACTATCACAGATGGTGAAGAATTTAGTTTTGTAGAATAGGGTGATAACCTATGGCAAGATTAGAAGATAAAATAGAAAAAGCAATATTGCCACTAACAGAGATGTATTCTCAAATAGAAATGGACTTGTTAATAAAATTAGCAAGACATTTTTCAATTAATGAAGAGTTTATGAATAGCGACTACTGGAGAATAAAGAAATTAGATGAAATGGGATTATTCAATAGTGAAGTTGTTGACTATATTGCAAGATATTCAAGTAAGACAAATGAAGAGGTATTAAAGGCTCTTGAAAAAATAGGAGCAGAGACAGTAAACTTCGATAAGTTAAATAAGTTGTTCGAAGATGAAGTGCTAAAGGTTAATCCTATAATATTGAAAGATAATTACACTATCAAAAACATCATAAATTTTGCATATAACGAACTTTCCAATAGATTTATAGAAATGTCTAGCAAGATAGAACAAAGTGCGAGAGATGCTTATTTAAACGTGGTAGAGCACGCGTATTTAAAAACAAGTATGGGAACACATTCTTATCAAGAGGCAATTAGAAGTTCTATTGATGAATTAGGAAATAAAGGAATAACTACTTTGACATACACCACTAAAGATAAGGATGGTAATATAGTTGGCATTAGAAGTTATGATGTTACTAGCACAATCAGAAGAGAAGTACTAACAGCCACTAGACAATTATCTAATAATATAAATATGGAAGTTGCTGAAGAATTAGAATGTGAATATTTATATTTGTCAGAACACATTAGATGTAGACCTGATCATTTTGATTGGCAAGGTACAATAATAAAGAAAGAAGATTTAGTGCTTGTTACTGATTACGGAAGTATCACAGGACTAGCAGGTATCAATTGTGCTCACTACTTTGAACCATATTTTGGGGATGCTAGAGGAGATGAATTAAAACAAATCTCAAAAGAAGATGCAACCAAACAATATAATCTATCACAAAAACAAAGATACCTTGAAAGAGGAATCAGAAAGTGGAAAAGAAAAAAAGAATTGTTTAAAGAAATAGAAGATAAAGAAAAGTATAATGAAAGTAATTTAAAATTAAAAGAGTGGCAACAAAGACTAAATAAATTTACAGAAGATAACAATTTAAGAAGAGATTATACGAGAGAATACATTACTGAAAAAAATCCTAATTGGTATATAAAATTAACCAAACAAGAAAAAAGGGATTTAAAAGAATATATATCATCAGGTTCATATAAAATTAATGAGCCATTATATAATAATAGAGAATTGCCCGAAGAACAAATTAGATTTAGGGATAGTTTAGATAGTGCATTAACTAAGGCGCCTAAATATCAAGGATATGTTAATAGAAGTGTTAACATTGAAAATCAAGAGCAATTAAATCAAATATTAAAAATATTCCATAATAAAGATAAAATAGGATGTTGGGGTTCTTATATATCTACATCGAAAGAAATATATGATGAAAACATGAAATTACAATTTAGCATTAAATCAATAAATGGGAGAAATATATCTAGTTTAAATGCTGAAGGTGGAGGAGAAATATTATTTGAAAGACAAACTAAATTCAAATATATTGATTTAAAAAAGAAAAATGGTAAAATATATATTAGTTTGGAGGAAATAGAATAATATGAATGATAAGTTAAAAAATGGTAATTCATTAGAAACACAATTTTGGAGTGATGAAGTAGATATCGATCCTAATAGTCCGCTTACAAAATTAGTTGATAAATTATGGAATGCCAAAGATGACTACGAACTCACAAAAGAAGAAAAAGAACAATTTGATAAAGATATGGAAGAATATCATAAAAACACTCGATAAAGAGTGTTTTTATTTATACAATACTTTATAGGTAGTGCGCTGATTATATGGGTGATTGACAGAAACGAAATATAGTTGGTGCAGTGCTTATAAATGGCACAAAGAACATATTTTTATGTTCTTTTATTATGTCCAACATAAAGACATTAAAGAATGGAATAAGTCCAACTTAAAGACTTAAAAGAAGGGAGAAAATCATGAACGAAAAAGATGTTCAAAATGTAGCAGTAGAAAACACTACTACTGAAAATACTGAATCACAAACAGCAGAACAAAATGTGGAAAAGACTTTTACACAAAGTGAATTTACAAAGGCTCTTAAAGATGAAGTGGCAAGAAAAACAAAAGGAATGCCTAGTAAAGAAGAATTGAAAGCGTTCAATGAGTGGAAAGAAAGTCAAAAGACTGAAGCTGAAAAGCAAAGTGAAATATTAAAAGAAAACGAAACTTTAAAAGCAAGATTGTTGGAAGCAGAAAACAAATCAGTAGTTGCAAATGCTGGAGTTGATTCTAAATTTCAAAAATTTGTTATGAGTGAAGTTTCTCAAATGGAAGGAGAATTTGTGGATAATCTTACAAGTTACTTAAAAGATAATCCTCAATATCTGTTTCAACAAGAGGAAAAGAAACCTGTTACAACAGGCTTTTCACAAAATCAAGCTAATCCAAAAGTTAGCGAAGAAAAAGCGTATTTAGACAAAAAATATGCAAACAATCCATATTATAAAAAATAAAAAGAAGAGAGGATGATTAAAATATGAAATATGGTAACGATTTTGTAGATGAACAATATTCATCAATATTAGAACCAAACTTATTTGCTGATACAGTAATAATTCCAGGAATTACATATGATGATAATTTTGAAGGAGATGTAAAGTCAGGTTTAGTTCATTTCTATAAAGAAAATAAAGGAGATAGAAGTGATCCAGAAAGCCCGGCAGGAGACTTTAATGATGAAAATACAGGAAATGCTTTAATTGATGTTAGATTAAATAATGCATATAGAAAATCTAAAAAGATTTATCAAGTGACTGCAAATTCTTGTTCTTATAACAAAGCTGAAGTTAATTTATCATTAGCGGTACAAGAAAACAGAGATGACAAACAAGCATCTGCATTAGCATGTTTAGTAAATGAAGGAACTGCTACTAACTCTACTGCTGAAACAATAAGCGGAAAAGCAATTGAAGCTCGTAAAACACTTCGTAAAAAACATGCAAAACCAGACGTTGTTTTCGCTTCTGTAGATGCGTTTGCAAGTATGTTAGAAGAAGCAGGAACAAAATATACTCCATCAACTAACGATAGAATAATTACTACAGGACAAGTTGGTAATTACCTAGGTATGACTTGGTTTGAAGTTGATGCACTTGAAGGTGTTGCAAAATACTTTGGATTTGATAGTGATGAAACTGCAAAAGAAGTAAATCTAGACAATGTTGAATTAGTAGTATATGACCATACTGCATTAAAAATTGCTGATAACTTAAGTATGATGAGATTAAAAGATTCAGAAAGATTTACTGGTGTTTTAGCACAAAACGAAATCAATTCAGGTTTCAGAGTATCTAATAAAGATAAAGTTGCTGTAATCACTAAAACTGTTTAATTAGCGATAAATAAGGAGGGATAGAATGAATAATTATATAGATGATAATTATTACTATGATACCTTTTATGGGGAGTTAATCCCTCTAGAAGAAATAGAAAAGTATGTTACTCTAGCAAATAATGAAATTAGACTAAGACTTTTCAACCGATCTGTTGAAAAAACAAAGTTTGAAGAGATAGTCAAAAAAACTACTTGCAGAGTAGCAGAAATCTTATACAATCAATCTCTAAAAAAACAAAGAATAGAAAATATCTTGAATGGAACTAATCAAATCGTAACAAGCGAAAAGGTGGGGGATTACAGTAGAAACTTATCTGCTGTGTCTCTCGCTGATTTAAAAGCCGATTATGGTAGTACTAGTCAAAAGATAGATGAAGAAGTAGAAAAGTCATTGTTATTTACTGGCTTATTATATTCAGGAGTTATAGATGTTCGATAAAGATATTACTATTGTAAATAAATGGTATAATCGAGAAACTAAACAAAATGAATATAAATTAAGCCATATAAAAGGATTTTGGAGTTCTAATAAGGGGATAACTATATCTGATACTCAACTTATTAAAAGTGATGGATTAATTGTCAGAATTTTAATGAGCGAGAGTGGATATGTAAGCCCTAAAGTATTTCAAGAAAGTGGAAAGGGATGGACACTTAAAAATGATGATTATTTAGTTAAGGGGTTAGTTGATAGTGTAACAACTATTACCAACCTTAAAGATAATTACGAATGTAAGAAAATAACTAATGTTTCTATAAAAGATTATGGTTCTTTGATTATGCACCATTTTGAAGTGAGTGGAGAATAATGCAAATAAGAGTTGATGCATCATTCAATATCAAACAAAAAGGTCAATTAATGGAAGAATTAGGTATCAATACCGATGGTAAAGTTCAGAAGATAATTGATATCTCAACAATCCATTATTTAAGACTATTAATGCCACAAGATAGTGGGGTAATGATGGCTAATACAAGAAGTCCTAATTCAGGATTAGTGACAGTAGAAACTCCTTATGCTCATTATATGAACAAAGGAATATTATATGTTGACCCTAAAACAGGGAAAGGAGCATTCCATGACCCTATAAGTGGCAGATTTTGGAGCAGACCCAACACAAAGAAAATCCCTAGTTCAAGAAAATTAAATTATCATGGTGGTCCAAATAGAGGAGCACACTTTGTTGAAAGAACTTTAACAGAGCATTTTGATGATATTTTAAAAGAAGCAAAGAAGGGAGTAAGAAAATGATAGAAAAAGTTAGAGAATACATACTAAATTGTCCTTATCTAAAAGAATTCGCTGAAATAAATGTTGATTATTTAGCAGATAAAGTAAATACCTATTCAGTTAATGAAGGGGTAGGATATAATCCACTGATTAGCAAAGATATATTAGGTAATGAAGAATGCCAATTTCAGTTTTCTTTTGATGCAAAATTATATTGGAATGAAGAAATAGCAAATAACATAGATAACTCGAAATTCTTTGAAGATTTTAGAGAATGGTTAAAAAATAATAATAAAAATAAAATATTTCCACAAATTGAGGGGATAGAGATAGAATCCATTAGTGCAATTACTAATGGATATTTATTTGCAACAAATGCAGATGAAGCAATTTATCGTATTAGTTGTGTAATGAATTATTGGAGGTCGAGATGAAGACTATAAATATAAAAAAAGAATGTAATATTAAAGGCAAAAAATATGTAATAGGAGATAAATTTAAACCTACTAAAGAAGATATGCTATTAATATGCAGATTAAATGAAAATGGCTTTATTGAGCCTCTGACAAAAGAAGAATTAATAGAAATTTCTAATAATTTTAAATTAAAGAAAAAAAAGAAGGAGGAAATCTAAATGGGATATAAAAAAGTCACTAGAGATCAAATTGCTACTTATTTAAATACTACTCCATCAGAAACAAGTGAAACTTGGTCAATTGTTGGTGTTGGTATTACAGATTATGGTCAATCATTTAATCCACAAGTAGAAACAGAAAAATGGGTAATTCATAAAAATGCAACAAGTTCATTAGAAAGTTATCAAATTCAAGGCAATGTTTCTCAAAAATGTTATTTTGGAGACCCGGTTTATGACTTTGTAAACAATTTAAGAAGAACAGCAGGTGTTGGTAGTGCGGTAGAAACTCAAATACTTGATATAGATTTATATGATAGTACAGGGGAAGCACCATCTATAAGCTATAAAGCAACTAAATATAACTGTATGATAGCAGTAACAAGTTATGCAACAGGAGAATCACCAGTAATTGAATATTCAATTTATTATAATGGTGACCCAACAGTTGGAACAGTAACTATTGCTGATAGTGTACCAAAATTTACACCTGATGCTTAATAGTACAGGCTAGGGTTTAAAGACTCTAGCCTATTTTTTATTATAAGAAAGAGAGGAATTAAAACTATGGCAGATTTTATTCAATTAAAGAAAGATAATATATTAAGAATAGGTATACAAGATATGAACGGATTAGACACAGGAGAATATCTAGAATTTGATTTAGAAGATATAGAATTACCGTTAAGAATTAATGAATGTGAGGCAAAACATAGAAAGAATTTAGATTTTTTAAGAAATCAATTTTTAATAATTGATAAGAAAGAAGATAAAAAAGGAAAGTTTATTTTATCGTGGAAAGAAGAAGAAAAATTGAAAGCATTAAAAGAGTTCTATAAGAGGGAAATGGAAGCATTAGATTTATTTTTAGGACAAAACGGAACTAGAAAGTTATTAAATGGAAGAAATCCATATTATTCTATGTATGAAGATATAAACGAAATGTTAGAACCGATTTTACCAAAATTAAAATTAAAAGCAGATGACATTGCTAATAAAATAAAAAACAAATATGGTAAAAAATCGTATAATGATACTTTAGAACTTTTAGACGATATAAAAGATACAATTAAAGGTAAACATGAATAAATATCCTGAATATGTGAAAATAGAAGATAAAAAATATAAGATAAATACTGATTTTAGAATAGCAATAGAGTGTCAAGATATAGCAACAAATGAAGAAATAGGAGACTATGAACGTGCATTAGCAATTATTTATAAATTATTTGGTGATGATGGCATAAACAATTCAAATCATTATGAAAAGTTATTGGAATTGGGAACAAAATATCTTTCTTGTGGTAAAGAAGTAGACAATACAACAAATGAAGAACCTGATATGGATTTTACACAAGATATGGATTATATAGAAGCCAGTTTTATGAGTGATTATAATATTGACTTGACAAACATGGAAATGCACTGGTGGAAATTTTATAATCTTATAAATGGTTTGTCTAATAGCGAAATGGGAAATTGTTGTGTATTAAATAGAATTAGAAATTTAAGAAATTATGATACTAAAGATATAAAAGATACAAAAGAATTAATAAAAATCAAAAAGGCAAAAGAACAAGTTGCATTGAAAAAGAAAAATAATGCAAATGTTATTCTTACAGAACAACAAAAAACAAATATAGAATATTTCTATAAAATGACTGGAATTGATAGAAGGGAGTGATTTTATGGATGGTTGGCTTAGAATAGGAACTAAATTAGAAACTAAAGAATTTGATAAGCAAATAGAGTCTGTTAAATTCGAATTAGAACAAATAGAATTTGAACTAGATAACAAAAAAAAATTAAATCTTGACTCATCGACAATAAGAGATTATGAGAAAAAGGCTGAAAAATTAAAAAATAAATTAATAGATTTGAATAAAGCTCAACAAAATTTAGAAAAAGCAAACTTAAATGATGTTCAAAAATCAATAGATAGTATTGGTGATTCTACTTCTAAAACAATAAAGAAAATTAGTAAATGGGCATTGGCAGTTTTTGGTGTAAGAAGTGCATATATGTTTGTAAGACAATCTGCGTCTACATTATCAAGATATAATAATCAAATTGCTACTGATTTAGAGTATATTAATTTTGTTTTAGCAAGTACGCTACAGCCATTGGTAGAGGGGTTGATTAAACTTGTATATAAATTATTAAGTTATATAAGTTATATAGCAAAAGCATGGTTTGGGATAGATTTATTTGCAAAAGCATCAGTTAAAGATTTTAAGAAAATGAATAAATCTGCTAGCGACCTAAAAAAAACATTGGCTGGTTTTGATGAAATGAACGTTTTAAATGAGGATGGTAGTACTGGAACGCTTGGTAGTTATGGCACTCCGAGTTTTGATTTTGAAGATATATTTAATACAGAAAAAACAGAAGAAATTAAAAGTTTTTGGGAAAAAATTGACAAATTTTGGACAGAAGATTTAAGCGATTTAACACAAAATGCCGAAGGTATATGGAGTTCATTTTTTGAAGGACTTGGTTTAACTGGAACTGGCTTTTATTATACATTAAAAGGTGTTTTTGAGATGATTTTTGGTTTAATAATAACACTTGTTGGAGTTTTTTCTGGTAATACAGAAATTATGAAAATAGGTTGGGATATGATGTGTAAAGGTTTGTATGATACTTTCTTAGGATTAATACAAATGATTGGCGGTCTTTTATTAACTGCTTTAGGATTTGTTCAGGGATTATTAATAGAAACTGTTGGATCTATTGGAAATATAATTACATTCTTTTTTGATTTTGTAGAAAATGGAGCAACAAAACTTTCAAATTTGTTAGGTCGAGGAATAGATAATTTGTCATCAAAAGGCGAATTTGTTATATCGACAGCTTTAATTTTGATAAAAGGTGCATTAGATACTGTTGCAGTATTATTTGGCGGTCTATCCAATTCAGTAAAACAAATTTTTGATGGAATCTTAATGTTATTTCAAGGACAATTTAAAAATGGATTTATAAGTATAGGAAAAGGTATCGCAAATGCTTTTATAACGATTTTAAATACAGTAATTAGTGCAATTAATACAGTTTGGGGTGGCGTTTTAAATATTGCAGATTCTGTTGGAAGTTTATTAGGTAAAAAATGGAATTTAAAAACAAAATTATCAATTCCAAAGATACCTTATTTAGCCAAAGGTGGAATAGTAAATATGCCAGGACATGGTGTTCCAGTTGGTGGAGCTATTGCGGGAGAAGTTTCTAAAGAAGGTGTAATACCATTAACTGATTCTCAAGCAATGGAAGAACTAGGTAGTGCAATAGGAAGGTATATAACAATAAACGCAACTCTAATTAATCAAATGAATGGCAGAACAATATCTAGAGAATTAAAAAAAGTACAAAACGAAAGTAATTTTGCAACAAATAGGTAGGTGATATAAATGTTTATAGATAAAGATAGTTTAATAGTAAATGGACTTAATTTAGGTCCTTTTATTTTGGAAGCAAAATATAGTTATAACAAACTATGGAGTAGTGATAGTGGGAGAAATCTTGCAGGAACACAAAGTGGAACATTGATTGGAATATTCCCTAAAATAATAGTTCAATTTAGAAAATTATCACAATTAGAATTAGAACAAATAGCGCCTATTCTAGATAGTCCTAGTCAAGAAGTTACATATTATGATCCAGTAAAAAAAGCAAACATCATAATTCCTACTTACACAGGAGATTGGGAATTAGTTAATAGAAGCATAAGTCAAAATCAAGGTTTTAGTTGCTCATTTATAGCAAAAAGTAAGAGGGTGTAATATGAGGAAACATACACAAAGTTTTAAAGAACAAATAAAAAAAATGGGTAGAGAAATCAACAGCAGAATTACTTATGGTAACAATATTTTAACATCTGAAGAACTATATAGTATATATCCGATAATTAATGGTAGTTTGTTAAATTCCGCTATGAAAGAACTACAATTTGAAAGTTCTGTTCAAGTTCCTAATAATACCTTAATAAAATATGAATTTGGGTTAAAAGTAAATGGTGAATATGAATACTTAGATTATGGAGTATATATTGTATATTCAAGTGAATTTAATGAAGATACAAAAACATATAAGCATACTTGTTATGATGGTATGCTTTTTACAATGAAAAAATACACAAGTCTTCAAAATGGAAAATTCCCAATGACAATAAGGGAATATATTACAAATTTATGTTTAGATTGTAACTTGATATTTAAAAATTTCAACGATGAGTTTCCTAATTACAATAAGATAATTGAAACTGATTTATATGCAAATTTAGATTATACATATAGAGATATATTTGATGAATTATCTGCTGTTACAGCAAGTACAATTTGCTTAAATTCAAGTGAACAGGTTGAAGTAAGGTATGTAACAGAAACTAACGATGCAATAGATGCGGAATATTTAAAAGATGTTAATGTCAAATTTGGAGAAAAATATGGGCCCATAAATTCAATAGTTTTAAGTAGAAGTGCAGAAAGTGATAACGTGTATTTGAGAGATGAAGAAAGCGTTGCTAATAATGGGTTATGTGAACTTAAAATCATAGATAATCAAATTATGAATGACAATAATAGAAGTGATTATTTACCTGATATTTTAGATAAATTAAATGGATTAGAATATCATATCAACGATTATACAAGTACAGGAGTTTTATATTATGAAATTTGTGACAAATACAAAATTCAAATCGAAGATAAGATATATACATGTGTTTTATTAAATGATGAGCCTGAAATTACACAAGGTATTGTTGAAAAAATATTTACTGAAATGCCTGAAGAAACAACAACCGATTACACAAAAGCAGATAAAACTGATAGAAGAATAAATCAAGCATATATATTAGTAAATAAACAAAATAAAAAAATAGAAGCAATAGCAACAGATGTAAATAGTAATAAAGAAAAAGTAGCAAGTTTAGAAATGACAACAAGTAATATTTCAACAAAGGTGTCATCAGTAGAAACAAATTTAAGTACAACAAATTCAAATCTATCTAACTTATCTAGTAAAGTAGATACTTTAAACAAAGATATACAAGGAGTTAGTGCAGATTTTGAAGAATTCAAAGATAATGAATATATCCAAAGTATAGATAACTTACAAAAGCAAATAGATGGTGCAATTCAATTTTGGAATGGTGCAGAAATACCAACATTAAATAACTATCCAACAAACGAATGGACAACAGAAAAAGATAAAATAAACCACCAAGCAGACATTTATACAGTAGTTCAAGATATTGAAGGGGAAATGAAACAAGGTAAGTCATACAGATTCGATAAAATAGATGGTGTATGGCAATGGATAGAACTAACCGACAACGAATTATCAGCAGTACAAGCAATAGCGCAGGAGGCATTAAATAAAGCAAATAGTAATAATGAAGAAATCGGAACTATTAAAACAAAAGTTAGTACATTAGAACAAAGTGATGAACAGATAAAAGCAAGTATAGAAAGTATAGATAAAGAGATAATTCCGACTTCTATAATATCCGGTTCAGATATCTATATAAAAGATGGTTCAAATAATCCATTAATTAATTTAGAAATAGAAGGAAAGAGCAAACAAGAAACTAGAAGTGGTAAGAATTTAGTTGATTTTGGAAATCCTGTTGCGACATACAACGCTACTTCTACTTTTGTTGATGATATCCTAACAGTAACGCAAACAGAAAGTATCACTTATAGTAATGTTAGTTTTAACATATTAAACGTTATTAAAAATAATCCAGGTAAAACATTAAAATTTTGTTGTGAAAGTTATGATGTAAGTAATTTTACTTCTAGTGTAAGTACTCTTGCTCAGATTGTTTTAACTATTAATGGAAGTAATACATATCAAGACTTGTTTAATTCAGCTGGTACAACTACTTGGTATACAATCCCTGATGATGTAAGTAATATTACAATGGCGCGAATAAGAATGATGACAAACAATAGCTCAACAACTGTTGAAAGTTCGTCCTTTACTATGGTAAAACCAATGTTAATATTTTCAACAGAAAATGAAGAATATGAAAAATATGGAGTAAGTCCTAGTCCTGATTATCCAAGTGAGATAGAAAGTGTCGGATATGAGAATCTATATCAAACGCCAGATAGTCTTGTGGTAGACGGTATAACTTATACTAAAAAAGAAAATGGCATGTTTGATATTAAAGGTACAGGACAATCAACCATTTATGAATATGTTAATAATTTACTTTATGTAGATATATCTGATACTAAACTAATAGACGGAGAAACTTATACTTTTTCAGTAAATCAACCATTACCTGATGGTTTGGAAATAATGTGTGAAGCTTTCGATGACACATCGTGGTTGAAACATTTACTAGGATGGTATTTGAATTCCAATAGACAACAGATAACTAGTAAAATAGATTTAACAAATGTAACAAGAATAAGATTTGTTTTAAGAGTTCTTAACGGATATACTGTCGATATTCAAAACTTAGGTATCATGTTGGTGAAAGGAAAGGTTTCACGTTCTTACATTCCTTGTAATAAGTATGGAGTTGAAGTAATCCACAGAGGTGAAAACTTATATAATTATGAAGATATAGCTTCTATTAGCGATGGCGCAACTACTGATGAAAACGGTTGGACAACGATAACGTATGATAATACTGAAGGAACAGCTATAAAATATGTAAACTACTTTACAAATAATCTACAGCTTAAAACTTTAACAAAATACAACATAATAGTAGAAGTCAAAGAAGTAAGTGGCGAAGGTTGGTTTAATGTCATTAGTTGTTACACAGATAAAAATGGAAACAAATTCGGTCAATTTAATGATAGCAAGTGGTATGGGTTAAAGAATTTATCAAACGAATCGATATTCCAATTATTTTCTACTTCAAGAGACGATTTTACTGATATCACTTATGGTTTGAGAAGTTTTGTTCAATTTGACGCAGGACAAAAAGGAAGTATTACGTTTAGAATATCGGTATTAGAAGACACTACAATAACTGCTGATAATTTCATATATGAGTCATATGTGAAAAACATATCAGTCTTATCATTAAATGAACCATTGAGGAGTTTATCTGACGGTACAAAAGATAGATTATATATTCAAAATGGTAAATTATATGTTAATAGACGTATTGGTAGAGCTGTTTTAGATGGTAGTGAAGATTGGAGTAATGGAACAAGCGGAGGTTTTACAAGATTTTATACTTCTATTGCTGATGCAATAACTTCAACAAGTAGAACAATAGCATTGTCTAATTATTTTCATCATTTAAGTAGTGGTAATAAAATCGGAGCTTGTTTTATTAATGATAATCGATTTTTTGCTTATCCTAATGCTAATATTACAACAACTGCTGATTTTAAAACATGGCTATCAGAAAATAATGTTGAAGTACTATATGAATTAGCAGAGCCAATTTTAGAAGAAGTTGGAAATTTAGAAATGCCAAGTACATTTAAAGGAACTAACCATATATCAACAACAGATAAATTAGAACCAATAATAAATATTGAATATGTAAGAGATACAACTTTATCAAACTATGTTGAAAATCAAATTAATAATTCACAGGTTATTCTTACGAATGAAATGAATGCGAAATTTGATTTACAACAAGAAAAAATCGATTTAGAATTATCTAAAAAAGTTAATGGTGATGAAATAATCGCGAGTATTAATATGTCAACTGAAAAATTTGAAGATGGTTCTACATTGCAGATTAAAGCCGATAAAATAGACTTAAAAGGGAAAAAAATAAATCTAACATCCGACGAAATAGTAATTGAATCAGAAAACTTTTCAGTAACAAAGGAAGGAAAAATAACATCTACTTCTGGCGAAATAGGAGGCTATACTATCGGAGAAAAAAAATTATATGCAAATATAAAAGATAAATATACATATACAACAAATGATTGTAATAGAATAATATCTATTCTATCAGAGGAAATAACACCAACAGAAGAAGATTATGAAAAATTAGACCTTAACAAAGATGGTGAAATAAATTTGACAGACTATGTTAGAGCTAGAAGAAAACGTGATGGGGTGGAAAGTACACAAGGAACAATAACAATAAATACAGAAGATGCTAATAATATCATAGTTTTTGAAGGGAATACAAATAACATTCATACTTCTATTGGTATGAACCAAATAACAACTAATATATTTACAGCAAAAGATATAAATACAAAAAGTTTATCGATAGGTGGAACAACACAACCAAAAATAATGTCAGGAACATCGCTTCCGACAATAGCAAATGATGGCGAAGTATTTTTGTTATATGAGGATTAAAAATGGCATTACAAACAATTGAAATAATAGGAGAAACATCTTCTAGCGATAAATGGACTTTTAAAACAATAGTTACAGAAAATAGTGTTAATGAAGAAAATGAAACTTCAAGTATAACAATAGAAAACTTTTTAGGAAGAACAACTTGGCAATCATCTTCCTATTTTGAAGGTAATTTATCAGTAAGTTATAGAGCAGGAGAAGAAAGTTATGATGAATATAAGTATTTAAACAGCGGAACTATAGCACCTGGTAGTTGGTATAGCATAGGTTCACATACTTTTGATATTCCAAATAATGGGGAAACAATAGAAGTAGGCGGGTCTATGTCAACTAGTTACTTCAATCCAAATAGTGCTTCTTCGTCAGGCGAAATAACATTATCTGAAATTTTAGGAAAAGTAAGACTGATGATAAGTGGAGAATGGAAAAAGACAAAAGTATATATTGGTGTAAATGGAGAATGGAAAAAAGCCAAACCATATATAGGTGTAAACGGAGAATGGAAAAAAGTTAAATAAAGAAAGTGAGGGATAAAATGAAAAAGTTTAGAATATTTAGAGGAGATACTTTTTTTAGAAAAATAGTGTCTGAACATTATAAATTTAAAATTGGAGATAAACTCCATATAGCAATATTAAAAAGTGCTTATAGCAAAGAGTATATACACGAAGAAATGATTGAAATAAAAAAAGAAACAAATGAGGTGATTTTAGAAATTTTTCCTGAAATCACTTCGACATTACCTATTAGAAATCTAATGCTAGAAATCGAGTTAACAACAATTGATGGAATGGTTAAAACTAATCAATATGGACTAGAAGTAGAGGCAGACGGAATATATGAACGAAATTAATTTTACCATTGAAGAAGTTGAAAAAATAGAATTTGATATTGAAAATATTGATGGAATGAATTTGTCAATTGAAACTGAATTAAAAGATGTTTATCCATCACTTGAAAGTTTAGAGGTAGATCCATCTTCTGTAAAGCAAATATTTAATCATGATGGAAGTTATGGATATGATGAAGTAGTTGTAAATGCTATTCCAGAAGAATATATAATACCAACTGGAGAAAAACAAATAAATGAAAATGGTGCTTACAATGTAAAAGAATATGAAAATGTAAATGTAGATGTTACACCTAATCTTCAATATAAGGCGATTGTACCAACAAAAGAATTCCAAATTATATATGCGGACAAAGGATACGACGGCTTGGGTGTGGTTGATGTAATGCCTATTCCAGACGAATATGTAATACCTAAATTACAAAGTAAATTTGTATCACCTACAATTGATTTTCAAACGATAGTTCCTGATGTTGGTTTTCATGGATTAAGTTTTGTAGATATAGCACCAGTTACAAGCGATATAGATAAAGATATTAAACCTGAAAATATTAGAGATGGAGTAGAAATATTGGGTGTACATGGAACTTATAAAAGTGAAGGAACAAAATATTCACCTCAATATATTTCTTGGCGACAACAAGATGCTACTGATTTAACATACGAAGTATCTAATATAGATAGTAGCAGAATTATATCTTGTATGCGTATGTTTGATACTTGTAGTAATTTAACAGAGTTAGATTTAAGTAGTTGGACTTTAGAAAGTTGTAACAGATTAGGTTATATGTTTTATAATAGCACGAAGTTACAAAGTATAAATATGTCAAATTTTGATACAAGAAACGTAATTTATATGAACTCTATGTTTTATAATAACAAAGCACTAAAGTCGGTGGACATTTCACACTTTAAACCAAATAGCCTTACAAACGTAAATGCTATGTTTCAGAATTGCATAGAATTAACGGAAGTCGATATTTCAAGTATATGCACAACGAAAATAAACAATAGTGCTTTAATGTTTAGTGGGTGTACTAAATTAACAAAAGTAATCATAAATAGTCCTAGTGTATTTCCAATGACAAATGTAAGTTTCTTTACAAACACACCAATAGCAAATGGAACAGGTTATGTTTATGTACCAGATAATTTAGTTGCAACATATAAAGCAAGAACTAACTGGACTACTTATGCAAGTCAAATAAAAGGAATGAGTGAATTAGTATGATAGTAATAGAAACAATTAAAATTAATGATAAAGAATATAAAAAAACATATTCAGATAGTGGTTATTTAATTAGAAAAATAGGAACTGATGAAATATATGATGAAGCAATAGATTTACTAAATGCTACCTTTGAATATGAGGAAACAACAGAGTTTATAAATGAAGAAGATGCAACAGAAGAAGATTATCTCCAAGCGTTAGAAGAATTGGGGGTAAGTGAATAATGAAAAAGAAAGTATTATTTAAAAAGACAAAAGGAGTTATAAACGAAACGCAAATTGCGTTACAAACTATGTACGACGCTTTAAACAAAGGGCAACAACAAAAAATTTTAAAAAGCGAAGAAGTTAAAATATTATTTGATAGATATGGTGTTAACTATCAAGAATAAAAGAAAATATGGTTAAATAAGACATGAAAGGAGAATAAAGGTGGAAAATATAACATTAGGACAAATATCTAAAGTACTTTTGTTCATTGTTGAATTTGTAGGAGTGATAGTTACGATAATTGTAGCGATGAAAAAAATATTAAAGACACAATTCAAGCCAATAAATGAAAAAATAGATAAACTCGATAAAAATCAATGTAGAAATTATTTGGTTGATTTTTTAGCAGATGTTGAGTTAGGAATATCGAAAGATGATACTCAGATAAAAAGAGCATATGAAGTATATGACCATTATAGTATAGATTTACATGGCAATTCTTATATACATGATAAATGGGAAAAGTTAAAGAAAGAAGGGAAAATATGAATATTGAATTAATAAGTGAAATATTTCTATTCGCAATTTTAAGTACATTTATTTCAACTCAGTTGATTCAGAGATTGAAAGAAAATTTTAAAGTTAAGAAATGGTTACCATTGGCAATAGTAAGTCTTGTAATAAGTTTTGTTACAGGATTTTTATTTTCAATATCATTCAGTGATTTAGGAAATAAAATGTCAATTTGGGTAGGGGTAATAACTTATGCAGGAGCAGAAATAATTTATCAAAAATTTAAAAGTCAATTAGGACTAAAAAGCATAACAGAAATTGAAAAGAAAGGAAATGATAATAATGAGTAGAAAAGCAAGAGTTTTACAAAGTGGAGAATGTGAAGTTACATGGGAATACAAAGGTGCTGCACATAATGGAATCGATATTGTAAAGAAAGGATATATGTTAGATAACATTGTAGCACACTCGGATGGTGTTGTTGTTGAGGTAATAAGTAATTGTAATGTAAATACACCTAACAATTCAAATAATCCTGGAAACATGGTTAAAATAGACCATGGAAATGGATATATGACTAGATACTTACATTTAGGATATGGTAGTGTAAAAGTATCAAATGGACAAAAAGTAACTAAAGGACAAGTTCTAGGTTATATGGGAAATACTGGTTATTCATTTGGCGGACATCTTCATTTTGAAGTATGGAAGAACGGCAATAGAATAGATCCTACTGAATATCTAGAAAAAGATTTATATAGTAACACACCTGTTGAAATTAAAAAAACAATAGATGAAATAGCTAAAGATGTAATAGAAGGTAAATATGGAAACTATCCAGAAAGAAAAACTAGATTAGAAGCAGAAGGATATAATTATTCAGAAGTTCAAACTAGAGTAAACGAAATGTTAGCTCCAAGTGTTAATTATTTATCAAATAAAACATACACAGGTGTATCAATTGTAGATGCATTAAATCAAATTGGAGTAGATAGTTCATTCGGATATAGAACTAAACTAGCAAATTCTAATGGTATAGCTAATTATAGTGGTACTGCAGAACAAAATACTAGAATGCTAGAAATGTTAAAAAATGGTACATTAAAATCAATCTAGTGAGGTCTTATGAGTAGGCGACCAAATACTAGAGCTGTTAAGCAAGAATTATTTCTAAAATGTGGTAAAGTATGTATGTATTCAATGGAGAAATATGCAAAAGAAAAACTTCAACTCCATCACGATCCTCCTTATCGGCTAACACAACATACAATATATGAAGAAAGTTATATATTAGCAGAAGAGGTTCATATAGAACTTCATAAGTTAGAATTAGATGATAGAGAAGAATACAATCGCAGAATGGAAATAATTAAAGAAAACAAAAAGATACTAGAAAGGAGCAGAGATTAGATTCTTTGCTCCTTTTTTGACATTTTATTAAAAATATGCTATTATATTAAGCCAACAAAGGGGAATAATATGGTTGAAAAAATAATTAATGATAAGATGCTAATTAAGAAGTTGACCAACAGAGAAGATAACTATTTAATAATACAATATAATGTAAAAAATAAAAGAGCATGGTTTAAAACAAACAGCATGCCAAAAAGAAAGCCTATAGAACTATCTAGAGTGATAAATTTATAATATAATATTATGTGATATTTTAGAAAGTAATTGCATTTTTTGTTATTTTATGTTAATATAATGTTGTCTGAAAGGACAAAGGAGGATAACTTACTTTTAAAAATCATTAAATGACATTTTTTTTAGAAAAGTAATGTTATTATTTAATAGTAAGAATAGATGAAGGGTGTAAATTTTCTTCTTGCACCACGCTTCTTTTGAAGTCGGAGTAGGCATTGCCGAAAGAATACATGTAGGACTGGGAGACTACTTATCTATTCTGAAATATGCCCACAATCTTGTGATTGTGGGTTAATTTTTATAAGAAATAATGGTGGTTCAGATGGCAAAAAAAGAGAGAATTAAAAAGATAGTTGGTAGAATATCTGATGACATAGTTGAAAAATATAAATTATATGATTATAGAAATAAAGAGATAGTGCAATCACTTGATTTATATTTACATGTCGCAAAACACGCACCAGAATTTGAAAGTGTTGATAGTTATAATCATACAATGTCTAATATACCAAAAATTATATCTGAACCATATTTTGTATATTATGATTCAAATAGAAAGTCATTATTATATTTTAAAGAAATTGATGAAAACGTGTGTGCAGTTGTTAAATTAACACTAAGAAAAAATAAAGATACTTATGTTGCTACTGTTTATCCTATTAGTAAATCAAAAATAGATAAATATATTGAACAAAGTTATATTGTTAATAGATAAAAACTAGTAATAGACTAGTTTTTATTTTAGATAATTCCTTCTAAACACCTTCAAAAACTCATTTCTAGAGCCAATATTACACTCGAAATACTCTTGTCCAATTTTATGCCAATGGTCGTTAAAAAATGGGTTATTTTGATTTAGAGAATGGCATTCACGACAAAGTGGAATTACTAAATTAAATTTAATTGAATTAAGTCTATTACGACCTCCGAACACTTCATGGAGGTCGTTTTTCTTTTTACCACATAATATACAATGTTCTAAATCATCAGTAAACACAGAAAATCTATCACGTTCCAATTTGGCAAGTTTTTTTGATTTATTTTTCATATTTTGCACTTTTTTTGCGTTTTTAGGAGATATATTCTCCTGAAATGTATCATTTTTTATTAAATTAGTGCTTTTTTTATATTCCTTATTATCACATTCCTGACAACAGGAAAACGATATTTCTTTCTTTATTATATTACAATATGGTTTGTTTTTTCTTTTCTTTAAATGTATACAATAATTATTCATATAATTACAACTCCTTCTCTTGAGTTGTACTATTTTTTTTACTCGACCAGGAGACTGGTAAATCATTTTACTTAAAGTAGTAATATCTTTAAAAGTTAAACAATCAGCTAAAACTCTATTAACACCAACATTTCCAACCATTAACATACCAAGATCTCCTTCGCCAACAGCTTCTGCTCTCATTAATCTAGCAAGCAATTCTTTTTCTTTATCGTTATATTTTATAATCATGAAAAACACCTCTAATCTAGTATATGATGAAAGTAAAATTAATTTATATAAATAATAAATAAACTAAAGTAGAATTTTTAAATGTTTTTTGTTATAATAGCAGCAAGGAAGTGGTATTATGCGTAACTATGATTTTCATGAATTGTTATCTGATGAAGAGTTTCAACAATTTGCAACAAGCATAATATCTATAAAAGAAGATAAAAAACTAAGAATAAATAGAATGACACATGATAAAGGAGTAGACTTTTACGATTTAGAAGATACAATTATAGGATAAGCTAAAAAACATAATAACAATTTTAATAGTTTAAAAAATTCACTAGTAAAAGAAGCAGAAAGAGCAAAACAATCAAAAGGTAAACGTTACATATTAGTAACATCAGCAGAAATAGAAAAAACAGTAAAAAAGTATAAATATAAAAAGATTTAGCAACAAACTAAATCTTTTTCTTTATCTAAATATAGATAATATTTTAACTGGATTATTAATAGGCTTCCTATTATTTTTATACCTATTAACAAAATTAACAAGAGAGTGTAGTTCAACTAAATTATTTCTAATAATATTTAATTTATCTTCCTCGATCATCGAACTATAATTAGAAAACTTCTTAAACAAGCTTGGACTAACCCCCATAATACTATTAAAAGTCTCAGAGAAATATTCTAAAGAATAAAAACCATTCTTAATAGCAATTTTTATAAAATAGTCATCACTTTTTTTAATATCTTCTAAACTATTATATATTCTTAATCTATTTATATAATTAGATATAGTAACACCAATTTCTTTTTTAAATAATTTCATAATATAAAATCTATTAAAATAAAATTTACGAGAAAAATCATCAATTGATATCTTGCTATTTAAATTATTATCGATATATTCTAAAATATCACAAACCAATTCATTTGAATACATAATTATCACCAACTTGCTATATATTATAGCACATTTTTGAAATAAAAGCCACTATTGTTTAAATTATATGTGTTTTTTAGTATTATACTGATATCGAAAGGAGAGATAATATATGAATTACGCAAGATGGGCAACAGTTGAAGAAATGAAATCAACATTAGTTCCTGTAAATTTAGAAACAGGAGTAAAACACTCAGGACTTCCATTTATGTATGATGACGAATATCTATATATTAATGATAGAGAGGTCCATTCATTAATAATAGGTTCAACAGGAAGTGGAAAAACACAAGCGACAATACTACCAATATTAAAATTAGCTATGATGGCAGAGGAGTCTGTAGTTATAACAGATCCAAAAGGAGAAATATACGATAGAACATCTGGAGAGTTAAAAGAAAGAAATTATAATATAATTACACTAAACTTTGATAATTCTAAGAAAGGAAATTCTTATAATCCATTAACATTACCATATAAACTATATAAAGAAAATGAATTGGATAAAGCAATATCATTAATAGAAAATCTAGGATATTATTTATTTGTTGATCCGAAGGAAAAAAATATAGATTCCTTCTGGAATAATTCTACTATTGATTATTTTACAGGAATAACACTTTATTTATTTGAAAATGGAAAAGAAGAAGAAATAAATTTAAGTAGTATCTACAATATAGGTAATGAAATAGAAAAAATGGAAAAAAGAGAAGAATTCCTAAATAAACTTGATAAAAACTCTAGTGTATATTATTATGTTTCAGGAACATTACAATCACCAAGAGAAACAAGTGGAGGTATTTTAGCAACATTTAACCAAAAAATGAAAAAATATCTAGGTAAAGAAAACTTAAATAACATGTTAGCAAATAGTGATTTTGATATAACAAATATTACTAAAGAAAAAACAGCGTTATTTATAATAGGAGGACATTCTATTTATAGTGATAGCTTAACACCATTATTAGTAGAACAAATAATTGAAGCAACAGATATTTATGGAAATAAAGATAGAAGATTAAATATGGTTTTAGATGAATTTGATTCATTGTTACCAATAAAA